GCTTTACGGCCAAGTTGCACCAGAAAGGAATCAACTTTCTTAGCCAGAGCGTAGCCAGCGTCATCAGTGTAGAACTGGCGCAGCGAAGCCAGAGCTTGAGCTTCAACGATGTCTTCGATCAGGCGGCTGTATTCCCAGTGCTGGTTGATGCTCACGGTCTTCTCAGACTCGGTAGCAGCAATCAGGGTCACTTGGGTGGAAGCAGCTTTAGCCGAAGCGTCGCCACGGGTGGGGGCGGGAATGTGAACGGTGTCACCTTTCTTGCCCTTGAAGTTCATCTTCTTAACGAGGTTAGCAGCAACGAGGTTCTTCTTGTAAGCTGCGATAATTTCATCACTCCAGACTTCGGGAATAAACGTTGCGGAAGTCGTAGTAGTAACGTGATTGGTACCTAAACCCATTTTTAAATCTCCTGTAGATTAAATTGAAAATAAATTATTTACTTAACTCGACCCTCTGCGTATGCTGCCATAATCTCATCTTGGAGGGCATCATAACGTGCAGGGTCATTCATACGTAGCCGGATAAGGTCGGCACGGCGATAAACCTTCTTCGAGGATTCACCAGTACCGCCAACATCGACAGAAGCAGCCTTCAAGTTCTGTTTAAGCGCCTGCTTACCAGCTTCTTGAGTCTGAGTTGTCTTAGCTGTGCGGATCTGTTTGAACGTAGACAGTAATTCGTCTGCTGCGGCAAAGTCATATTGGGCATTAGCGATTGCGAACATATTCAGTCGCAAGGGTGATGCTTTAACCCACTCAATGAACTCACCATCTTGAACGACTTGAGCATAGTCAGGGTGCTTAGTAGCTAACTGCTGCTGCGTTTGCATAGCCTTTAACTGCTGTGCTGCCTGCTTTGCTGCAAGAACGTCAGGATGTGTTGCCACAGCCTTCTGAACCGCTGTCTTCGGATCTTCAAAGAAGTCGATCTCTTGTGTTTCTTGTACTTCTGGTTGAGCTTTCTTGTTGCTGGAGAGTTGCTGCTTCAAAAGTTCATCAGCTAAGCGCCGAACTTCACCAACTTCTTGTGCTTGACGACCGATGAGCTTTTCAGCTTCCTGGTGCATCTTCACAATATCCTCAAGACTCTTGCCCTTGTATTTCTCGGGAATCTCTACAGATTTAGGTTCCTCAGTAGTCTGCTCAACTTCCTGAGTTTTCTGTTCTTCTGCGTCTAACTCGCTGATGCTATCTTGAGTCAGTTCTTCGTTGTCAATTAAAGCCATACCTAACCTTTCCCTGTCCGTGTTGGATTACAGGATATATCGCAGCGCAGCGAGAAGTCCTCACTTTGTTGCGGATTTAAAAATAAATTCAGAACGTGCTTATTCAGCATTACGTTTCTGCTCTTGTTTGAGCTTTTCAGCCCTTACTTTGCTCCATCTGTCGTAAGCGTCTGGGAAAGCTCCAGTGAACCCTTCCAGCTTAACTTGCGGAGATGAAACTAGACGATTAGCATCCTTACCACAAGCAGGACACTCAATAGTCCTGATGCTGTCGTCAACCAAACGCTCAGATTCGTGACCGTCTTGGCATAGGAAGTCAAACATTCTCTTCATCGCAGGTCTCCCTGCTCATTGAGAAGCTCCTCATATACCTTTTCGCACGTATCTTTGCGCTTTAAAATCAAGTCTAAGATGTCCAATTGACCTTTACGGTAAAATAAATCTTGTGTGTCCGTAGTCAATGTCACATCGTTAATACTTGCTTTTAACCTTTGAAAGTCCTCAATGATGTCTGCCCAGCCTTGAGTAGCCATCATCGAGAACTGATCTTCGTAATATTTTTGTAAATCAGGAGCCATATAGGTTATTCCTTGGTTGTGTTAGTTATTTGATAAGCTTGGCTCGTGTCTGAAGCGTTGCAATGCGCTCATTGGAGCGAATATCTTCTTGTTTCAGAGCCAACTCAGCCAACTTCAGGCGACGTTCAAAGTCTTGACCTTCGTTGTTCTCGTTAAGATTGGTCGATAATGCACCGATAATCTTAGCTTGAGCAATTTGAGGAGCAGTTTGAGCGTCAACCAGAGCTTTCTGAGCTTCAGCGGACTGTTTCTGTGCTTTGGATTGTTTATCAGCCAATTCAGCCTGTACCAGAGCAAGTTGCATCTGTTGTTGCTGTTGTGCAGCCTGTTGTGCCTGCGGATCAGGCATAGACATCTGCTCAAGGGCTTGGATAAGCTCGCCACGGTTACTGAGAGAGCTGTTCTGTAAGATCCCTTTCAGAATCAAAGGAAGAACAGGCGTATTCGGGCCGAGTGTCTGTAACAAACCAATCAGTTGCTGCTGTTCAAACTCACGAGCAAGCACACCCAGAGTAGCTGTAGGCACAAAATTCATGTCCACAGAGGGGTAACGCTCAGGATCGAACTGCATATAGCGATAAGCAGCCTTCTGAATGAAAGGAATCATGAAATCTTCTTGGAAGTTCGTCAAAGTACGTTTGTACTTCTTGATGATTCCAGCCATCGCCATCGACATACCACCTGCGGTAGCGTCACGGGGCACATTAGAGGGCATCCCTGCGCTGTCAACAGTGCCTGTGGCCTGGAGAAGCATACGCTCAAAGTTCTGAGCCGTCTGAGCAGCGTTACCGTCTGTCTGACCGAACTTGAAGGGATAGAGGATTTCGCTAGGAGAACCGTTTGTAAGGATTGCCTTACCCGGTTTAATCTCAAACTTAGCTCCACGAGGCAGGCGCGTAGCGTCCATAGCGATCATGGGAGCAGTTGTGAGGGCCAGAGAGTCCAAGTGAGCACGTAACTGTGCATCAATGGCTTTCTGCATGTTGTAGCCCTTCTCTGCGGTTCCGCGACCAAAGAAACGACCAGGGACAGTATCATCCTGGTAAGCCACCACAGGACGATCCTTCATCATATAGGGGTTTTCTTCAGCTTTTAGGAGCAGATTATCGTTAGCGATAACGACAATGGCTTCAACCATGTTACAGTAGTCGTCAGCTTCTGAGCCTTCGGGGAAAAGTTCTTCGTATTCGACCTCTTCACCGTCAGTCAGGTACTCACGAGGCACTAAACCATAGTAAGTAATGAGCTTAACTTTGTCATCCTGATACTGAGACAGCTCTTGAGTAGGCTCTAAGGACTGATCTTCGTATGTAGAACCAATGTCTACCTTCTTGTAGATGCCTTTTTCGATGCCTTCAACGATCTTGTGGATCGAGACATACTTCTCAATGGCAATGCCCATCGCATCTTCGATAGAATCAGCGTTAGGATCAATCAGGAAGTTCTTAGGATTGACAGGTTTGAGCTTAATCGCTACTCGCTCAGCCTCTTCAACACCGATAGCGGCTGCATTAGCAACGCCAGGGATAGGCTGTGTAGCGGGGCGATACTCTTTTTCGGTCTTGACAACGACTTCACCGATGCCTGTGCCGTAGATCTCAGCCATCAGCTCAATCTGATCGACAGCTTTCTTGATTTTGTCCTTCTTGAAGTCTTCCATGAGCTGTGCTCGGAGGGCTTCAATGTCTAAGGAGTTACCGTTTACATCACGAATGTCGTCTTCAATGTCAAAGAAGTCACCTTGACCGAAGATAGCTTCCATGATTTCAGCGTGGCGCGTCTCGATAGCCTGCTGAGTGGCAGGGGAGATGATACGACTACGCTCAGATTCACGGGTTTTGTCTTGAGGATCCCAGATGCCACGGAAGATCCGCTCATATTCCATCCAGAGATCCATGAAGTTAGCGTCACGCCAGTCACGCCAACGATCAGTATGCTGGACAACGAAGTCAAGTAACTCCTTCTCAGCTTCTGTCGGCTCCTCGAATTGGGAGTCTTTGTATTCTTCTTCAGCCATAATCACCACTTTACTTTATCAGCCCAGTAAGCAGCAGACATCTTACCTTTGGCTATGTTTTTAGCGTGTCGAGCTTTAAAGCTTTCACGGCGTTTACGTTCTGCTTCTGTTTCATCCTCAGACTCGGGAGAGCCAGAAACACCTTGTTGACCAAAACGGATAGTCTTGATTTGATCGCCTTCTTTGGCAACTACTACGTGACTTTTGGTAGGATGTCCAGGAGTACGCTTAGGCTTGTTGTAGCCATCAACGCCAGCCTTCTCAAGCCTAGGGTCTTTCTTCTTTTTAGTAGCCATAGTGTTCCTTAATAGCCGCTTATAGGATCAAGGACTTCGTAGTCGTCCTCGTCGTAGTCTTGTTGATAAGATGTGACAGCAAGTTGATCGACGTAGGACAGAGCATCTACCAAGTCATCGTGAACCCCTGCTGTGGGAAACATTACTAACTGATCTTGGAAGTCATCCCAATCTTCGTCTTCATTGAATTTGATACGACCATGTTCCATACGCCCTTGCAGGCTCCAGACAACACGATCAGTCTTCTTTTTGTTACCGTGGGTAAGGTCTTGAATGTGAGCGTAGATGTTGTTCTTACGCATCAGGTCATTCAAGTAGGGCAAGACAGCATTCTTGAGTGCTCCTCGCTCGATACCAACAGCAATAGGTTGATAGTCACGAATAGACTTGAGAATATTCACAGCAGTCTCTCGGATGTCCCAGCGACCATGTACGATCTTCTCAACCCACCAGTCTCCATTGTCTTCTACTTTCACAACGGCAATAGCGGATTCGTCTAAACGCTTCTTAGCTGCACCTGCGTTCTTAGCTACGTCCTCAAAGCCTGCCAAGTCAATAGCAACCACATAGTCGCCATACTGAGGCTCAGGAGCAGTCTTGAACCACTCAGCTTTGAAGACATCAGCGCCTGCATTGTCGAAGCTAGACAAGTATTCTTGCTTGAATGCAAAGGAGCTTAGAGTACGCTTAGCAGCTTCAATTTCCTTAGGATCGATTGTCTCGTTGTCCTGGGTTGTGAAGTGCCATGACTTCCACTCTTCGTCTTGCTCTTCCTGTCCAAGCTTGTAGACATCGTAGAACCAATTACGACCTGACGGAGTAGAGATAAACAATGCTCTACCTTTTTTATCGGACAGAGCAGCACGTAAGATTTTTTCCCATACGTCCTGTCTGATGAAGGCTGTCTCGTCAAGCACTAGGTACGTTAACGACACACCACGCAGAGAGTCGGGATTGTCAGCGCCACGTACCAGAATCTTCTTACCGTTGATAAGGGTAATCTCTAGGTTGTTAACGTGGCTAGACTTGATGATAGGCCTACCGAGCTCATGTAAGAGATCCCAGATAATCGTCCGGGCTTGTCCCAGGGTAGGGGCTACGTACATGACGCTAGAGCCATCAGGACAATTAAGACCTTCAATCAGTAGCGTAACAGCAGATAAGCGAGATTTACCACAGCGACGACCAGCAGCTACTACTTTGAAGCGATGGGTATCCTTGAAGACTTCTTGCTGCCAACGGAGTAGTTTAAAGTCAAGAGTCGTCATTGTCTGAATACTCCTTAACTTGTACGTCCGTTATGTCCTCTACGACTTCAGCCGTAGGAGCTGTAAGGCCACTTATGTTGATCGAGATGGATGGAATTGAACCAGAGTTTTTAGACACATCAAAAGCACTTTGAGGTACGATACGATCAAGGATAAGTTTCATGGCTGCCATCTGACCAGGATGTCCATCAGTCAAGGCAACTTCATATACTTTTTCTAAAACACTGGCAGACTTAGGCGAAGCAAGCATACGAGCCTTGTATTCGTCCATAATGGCTTTATCACCTTTAGGACGACCTACTTGGCCTCTATTACCAGCCTTTACTGCTGCAAGGTCAGACTTCTTAGGTCTACCTTTCTTATTACCACTTGGTCGTGTCATACGTCTTTGTCCTTTGTAGGAGACTGTTTAGCTTATAAGTTACGTCTAAGTACAGGAATCTAAGTTAAATATACTTACTTATGTTCTTTATAAGTATTACTTAAATTAGTTCCTCTACGAGAGCACGTTAACGGTCTTTAGTGACATTCCTAAGAAGTGGGGTCAGGCTTCTTAGGTACTTCATAGTTTTAACTTGAGTTCCTGACTTGTTACTGTCTAAATTTAACAAGTACATATATTATAGCATACTTTTCCTGTTTTGTCAAGTCTTTTTTACATCTTTTACAATTATTTTTACATTTATGTGATCTCAGACACAATCTTGCTTCTTTTTTTACCTTTAAAGTACTACTCTATAGTTCCCACTTTCAGGGTGCTCGGATTCCTCCCTAGTTTCCTATATGAATATTTATCTAAGCTATTGTCGTTATTGGACTTTGTAGTGACGATGTTGCCTATTATTTAGGCACTGTTACCTTCGGTATTGTCCTCATTTCATTTCGGTTCTGTC